ACTGTCATCGTCATAAACCCCTGCGTCTTGCAAAGCGTCTAAGACAGGCTTAATGCGGTTATCAATATCCGATATGCGTTTATCTCTTGGCCTATACACCATGATGATAGATAGGCGTTTGTCCCCAAACTTAGGTATCTGGTTTTCTATAACGTATTCTTGAACGGCTTGCTTAAACTCCTTGCCTGCCTTGGACAATACCGTTCTCCCCCGAAAGTTTCGCCAGTAGGTATTCATCGAAGGCGGACAAGGAAGCTTAAGCGTTACCATGCTCATTAAAAAGGGATTTCCGAATCAGATATGTGATAAACCTCTTTAGGATATTGCTGAGGCTCCTGCATAGGTCTGTCCACGGACAGGGATAAAAACTCCCCGTATGAACTTTTCTTTATCCAGCCAGAAAATTTTACAATTTCCCCGTTTACCATGATCTGGCCTTTCCAGTCAGGTGCATTAGGATTGGTCTTGCGAGTGTTTGGGCTAAAGATGCCTTTGCCCTCTGTGGGTATGTGTGCCATATAGTTTTTCCTGTACTTTGGGGGAAGGTTATCCCCCATTGATTTCAATAGCTTTTGAGCTTTCTCTTTATCGCCTGCCAGTATTGCTTCAAATAATGTCGGCTTCAGGTTCTTCATGGAGTATCTCCAATGCTTCCTCAACCGTCTTACGGCTTGTTTGAGCAATCTTCAGGGATAACTCCATAGGTAGATGCGACTTGATCTCTTTATTCGCTTCTGAGAAAGCCTCAACCTTTTCAGCCTTCACTTCATCCGTAAACTTAGGTGAGTTTTTAATCTTAGCTTTCATCACAATAAAAGCTTCCACCCATTCGTCTAAGGAATCATGTCGGCTATAGACTGAGCCGTCAGGTAACAGCAAAGGATATTCGCCCTCTGGCTCAACCAGCTCAATAGCCGGTACTGGCTCTGGATTCACTACCTTCATGGCTGGCTTATCATCAAAGTCTGCGATCTCTTCAGGCGTATAAGTACCAATGACGCAACCCGGGTAAACCGTTCTAATGCCTTCAGACACAACCCTAGCCCGTAACATTGCGCGAGGATACTTAATCCAGCCTGAGCCGGGTTTAACCAGTCCTGCGGCATGTGCCTGGTCTATTGTCCATGTCAGCTCTAATGATCCGCCATTAGGGTGTGTAAATACTGCTGTGGTCTTTTTGTCGGTGTACTCCAACCATTCCACCTTGCCGCCAGCTTGTTGAAATCTAGCTAACATCGCATCCGCTTTAAGAGCGGGTCTGCCTTGAATGATGTGAAAGTCTCTGGCCACCGTAGCAGGGTGCAAGCCTTCAGCCTGTGCAACAGCCATAAGCGCTAATACTTGATTACTGTCTGTCATGCCAAACAGCTTCGATTTGGCTATCGAATCAGCCATTAACTGCATGTCGTTAAACGCAACTAAACTACTCATCTAAAAAACCTCATAATTTCTTCGTTTGTCAGTGGTGTCCATTCGCTTGGAATAACGGGTTTACAAGTAAGCACAGCATATGATCCAAATTTTTCACCTTTAGCCAAAATTCCATGCTCAGGAATGTTTTCCCACCAGTCTGGCTCTTTAGGTTTGACCCTGAATTTTAGGTTTTTACCATGCCAGCAAGGCTCGTCATCATCTAACCAGCCAAAATCACCTGAGTGTTCATTGATGTTGCACTGAATCTCAGCACCTTCAGCCCACAGGTGGATCAAATCTGCCCATTTATGTCTCATTTGTTTTTCTCCTGAATCATTGCATCAGCGATCTGGTACGCAGTCTTGGCTAGGCCGTTGACTGTCTCCGCATCCAGATTGATTGCGTAATTGATAACCAATCCTGAGACTACCCGCGCGGCAAGGTAATCCCTTAAGTCCATACCCAAATTCATTGTCCCTGTCTTGGGATCGTGATTGCTCGGAAATGCTTTCATCGTTAATCTCTATGTTATGTTCAATAATGAATTGGCCGATCTTGCTCATTTCAGCAAAAACCGTCTTGAGCCAGCAGACTCAGTCATAAACTGGCTGTAAAGGTCTGGATAAGCCTGTTTGAATAGATCAGCATTGAACCGCTTAGGAGCCTTGCTGTTCTTCCATGTAGCCAAGACTGCACCATCAGCACTTAAAAGCTGTGAATGGCTCTGCATGTGGCTCTGAATGGCCGTCAGCATCGCTTCCTCTTGTTCTTCAAGAGCTTTGATGTTGAGTTTCACCTGTTTCAATGCCTGAGCAACCCGTTCAACGTGTAGATTCGCACTGATAGACGATCCGTCATCGGTTGAGTACAACAGTTTGGTTTGCTCTGTGGTTTCGGGTGGTAATGGATTCTTAGCTTGAACATGCCCCCAGTAGACAGCCATGTCCTTTATGAGCTGGTCTTTTTGTTGATCCGTAATAATGAAGTCAAATGTACAAAACTCCTGTCCGCCAAAAAGTACAGCCAGAATGATCCGTTCCACACCATGCACTGTAGCTTCGTGGATAAGTTGTGCCATGTCTGCCGCAGGAATGATGTTAGCTTCGGTGTCAAACTTGTTGCGTACTTGTGCAGAATAATTTTTAGCTTCCACAAGGACGCGACCATCAAGACTAATAAAATCAAAATGACTTCTAAGCCAATCGTGTTTTGGGTGCGTGAGCGCATAGGGTGCATCCTTCAGGTTAATTTGTAAGCGTTCTTCAGCCAGCCTTCCAATCACTGGCTCCATGACATGCCCCATCTGTATCTTTTCGACTCCAGACAGGTCTACAGGCTCTTTTAAGCCTATTTTGGTCATGATCGCTTCATTAGCGCGACCATTAGCGGCCTTGCGAGTATCGCCAGACCACCATGCTGAATTGCGTATGTGGGGCGCAAAATCCCCTCTATCGTTTGCCATAGTTGTTTACCTCTAGTTAGGAAAATAAGGGCTATGCTCATCTTCATCATGAGCGATAGCTTTGGTTTGCTCTTTTGGTTCAAAGAGTTTGGCTTCAGTGTCGCATAGCTCACCTGCTTGGCGCATAGTTGAGCAATAGCGGTACTGCTTATAGGTTTGGCCAGTCACAAGGTTAACAACGCTGTCTTCGCTTGCTTGGCATTTGTCATAGTTTTCATACTGATTGTTCAAGTATGACGGCATGTGATTTTTGCAATTGATGCAATATTTCATTTGGATCACCCAGTTATGTAGTTAGGAATTGCAGGTTATCTGGGTTAGATAACACTGTCAAGCTTTTGTTGCATAGTCTCTTATAGTAAGACTGTTATTAACAGTCTGTATGTAATATACATAAAGATTACTTATAGTAATCTTTAATATATATACAGATAACTATAATAGACATCTATCTAAAGACAACTATCTACAGTCTATTATCAACAGTCTATAAATATTATTATTAAGCAAGCAAAAACCTGTGGATAACTCAAGTTTTAGCAATAAAATCAACCACATAGCCTGTGGATAAACCTGTGGATATCCTGTTAGTAACTTTTTAACGATTTTTAGCTGATTTTTTTCCGCCTTCGCTTTTTCTTTGCTTTCTGCCAGCGTAATAATCAAGCAAAGTTTTTTTGTAATAATCAAATTGTGTTTTTTTGTGACCCGTTAGTATTCCGTTAAAAAACGGTATGACTTTTTCAACTTGTTCTTTTTGGGAAACGCATTCAATTCGCCATTGTGGGCATGATTTTTTGCAAGTTATTGGTTTAAACTTTCCAAAACCCATGTATTCATGCACTTCTTTTAACATCTCATAATCGCGCTCATGCATGGATATAGAAAAGCGCCATTCTGGATAGCCTTCCGATCCTTTTCGATAAGAAAAATAATGGCTAAAACACCCTTCACCACAAATTAAGCCAGCAATAAAGCTTTTGTTCATAATAATTCCATAGTTATGTTAGTTAAAGCCAATATAATAACTATGTATTAATTTGCTGTAAAGTTACTGTTGATAACTTTTAGTCCGCTTTCTCTAGGTCTTGGATGATATCTTCGACCAGTTGCCATGCTGTTTCTGAATAACGGCCTAAGAACTGGCGCATGGCTAGCAATAGCTCTATTTTTGCTTGTTTGTTTTTAATCAT